CGCATCTCTATACGAATTCAGTTGATCATTTTTTAATTTCATTTCATTCTCATTTCTTGTACTGTATCACACAATCCCCATTTCTTAGCTTCTTTTGGGTTTAACCACACATCATGTGCAGGCATAAGTTTTTCTCGAATTTCTTTTTCTTTTAATCCTGTACATTTTTTGTAATGGTTCAACAATCGTACAGTAGTCAAATCAAACTCTTTAATTCTAGCAAACAATTCGTGTTCTTTCCCCCAACTACCCCACGAATATTGATGAGATAGAATTGATGTATTTGGTGTAAGAATCCGTCTACCTTTCGTTCCAGTAATAAACATCAAAAGACCACAAGATGCAATCATTCCCATTCCAATTGTACGTATCGGAATTTTAGATCCCATCATAACATCGAGCAATGCAAAACACGCATTCAAATCTCCGCCAGGAGAACATATCCCCAAAGTCAGTTCTTTATGTTGTTTTTCTTTAACAAAATTAGCAGAAATAATCCAGTTTATTATTGGATTCATTGTTTCCATAGTTACATCTCCCATGAATACATGAACCCCCCTTTGAAACAATTCTGAATCTGGTGCTTCTGAACTTTGTGATTTCTGTCCCTTTTCTTCATCTTCTGTCATTTTTTTCCTTTCATTCGGCGAAACATTTCCCAAGTCAATATTTTAAAATCATTTCCATCATCATCTGAATATTCAGCAACATTCTCTTTATCTATCACTTCTTTATCCGACAAATCTGGCATAACTGTAACTGTTCTGGTAGCCATCTTTCTTTCTCTACGATAATCCCTCAATGAAATGTTTGCAGCGATCACAAGAACAACCGCAAGGGGATCAAATACAAAGATGAGAAGTATGATTATCCAACGGACGGCCTCTTCAAGTTGCGACTCACTCACATCATCATATAACATACTCGCCACATAACGAATCGGCCCGACCTCCACTTCTGCTAGATTTAGTTCAGTTTTCAATCCATACTTCTCATCCGACAAACCATCTATTTCATTTTCTAATCCTTCAACTTTTGTTTTTAATAAGGAAGTTTCATTATCCATTGCACCAATCTTTGCAAGTCCTTTTGAAATTGCACCTAGTTCAATATACCTTTGGAGTGCTTGATCTAATGTATCTAATCTTCCTTGATATCTTTTTATCTGTGTTTGTCGTTGATCTATCTTGAGATCTATTCTTTCTATCCGTTCCGAAATTAATGCAGTAGGACTAGATTGAGTAATATGGGCCCGTGATAAAAACCCAAATATACCTAGAGAGGTTATCAACATCAAAACTACAACTGCCAAAATGAAATATGATCTCATTATGACAGGACAACTTTTCCAGTTAGTGAATGTCCAACTTGCACATATTAATTTGCCGATTTCAAGTGTTACCGCCATTACAGCAATTGCTAGTTTCTCGGCAGCAAAAATTGCAGTCAAACCAACAATTGAATAATAGGCCGCAACCGTGCTTATTGCAAGCGCAACAAATAATGTGAGTAACCCGAATAGCATTAAGCATCATCCAAAAAATTCTGAAAGATCTGAAATATGTTCTGTGTTCCAACCCACTGCACCCATAACTGAGGACATGGGTTCGATGAATGATTTTTGAAATTGTAAATCATAATCAATATATTCTTCCAAACCAAACTCTTCGGGTAATGTATTAAGAATTGCAATTACTGTATCTCCAACAGGATTTGGTTTTTTGAGATATGCAAACTTAATTTTTTCCCCATCTTTTATAGTAGGATAAGAGTTGAGTAATTTCTTGTCCTTCAACAGTTTGTTGTAAATCAATGCACCCTTTACATGTATTGGTGAACCTTTAATATACAATTGGGCTGCATCATGATATTTCTTTATTCCCCGAACAGAACGTGGAAAAAATATATCTTCTGCTTTCAATGTCCGAAACTCTTCTCTGAACTTATCAATATAATTTATCGCATCTTCTTCTGTACCATTCATGATAATATCAAAGATTCCCTTCATTTTTTCTTTGCACGCTGCAGGAGTAGAAGATCGAACTGATTCAATTCCCATAACTTTGAGTTGTGGTTTTTCGTATCGAACACCTTCTGCATCATACACATTCATGATGTAACGTTTCTTTGCAGTCCAAAGGGCCTTGTCTGCAATATTCTCACGTTTCATTACCATCTTTTGGTCATATGCATTTACATATTCCGCAAGTTTCTGATAAGATTTATCTATGATTTTTTCCATTTGTTCAGAACAAACCTTATCTAAAAAATCAACTACTTTATTCTTGTCATCAATCGTATCTCCATAAATCTTTTTTACCAAATCATCCATGCAGATATAAACCGAATCTGTATCTACTGCCACAACATAATCTTTTTCTTCTTCTGGTTTAAGTAGTTCATTCAGGTATCGATTGATTTCTTTTTCAATCCATTTAATTGAAAGTTGTCCAGATGTTGTAACTGCCTCTGCAATTCGTTGGTCAAAATATCTAAAATGTTCATTTCCCATTGCACCAAAAGCAGAGTTAAGCGTTGTCTTTAAATTGTTCTGCATATTATGATACTTGGAAATCAATTTATATAATTCTACTCTCTTGTCTCCATCCTTTTCCTTCTCCAACTTTTTCTTGGTTGCAATCATCTTTTTCTTATACTTTACACGATCATTATAAATCTGTTGCATCATCTCTGGTAGAAATCCTTGTACATCCTTTCGATAAAATTCATTGTTTGGAGTATAGGTAAGATTATATTTTTCCAAACTATCCAATGATTGTGTTTGATCCAACAATCCACTCACACCAGGCCGGTCATCTTTAATCTTTTGTAGTTCTTTTGGTAACTCATCTGTAATCAATGTTTCAGGACTTAAATTATATTGCATTATGAGATGAGGATAGAGTGAATTCAAATCAAAATTGACTACCCATTCATGGGCTCCAATTATTGGTTCTTTAACAAATGCACCCTCAAAGTTTGAAGATTTACTAGAATGCTTTTTTGGTGGAATAACAATTTTCTTCCTAAGAAGATTGTTGTAAATTAAAGTATCCCACATCCGAACTTGGCCGAATGTATTTCCATAATTCACTTTGCAAAGATATGCAAGTGCAACTAACATTTCAAGTAATTTTAATTTACTATCTAACTCTTCAACCAATTCCACATCTTTAATATTGTATTCTATGAACTTCTGATAATCATTTTTGTAAAGAAGATGAAGAGAACCCTGTTCAGAATAGTCAAGTTTACGTTCACCCAATTCTACAAATGCAATATGGTCAAGTCGATATGACTCTTGATTGGTATAAGTAAATTTTCGATACATTTGTAAATAATCAAGTGTTTCCACACCAATTATTTCATAGGCTTGAAGTTCTCGACCACCCATTCCAAACATCGTATACGCATGAATTTTTTTCCAAGGTGAAAGTAATCGATATGGATTTTTCTTTTCATCAAAGAGCCGTTTTGCACGATTAACCAAATATGGAATATCAAATGTTTCTATGTTCCATCCTGTAACAATATCTGGTGATTCCTTATCCCACATTTCAAAGAACTTTTGAAGTAATGCTCGTTCACTTTCAACCCGAAAATAGAAAACATCTTCTCTGTCATGAACAAATTCACCCCTACCGAAAACATAATTCTTACCATCTATCTTGAGAGTGATAGCAATTACTTCTTCGTTTGCGGTTTCTATGTCTGGAAAACCATTCTCTGATCCTGTTTCAATATCAAGATATGCAATACGAATCTGTGAGAAATCGTATTCAATATGTTCTTCTGGAAAGTATTCTGCGATAAAAGAAAACTCATATTTATCGTTTCCGTAAATATTGAAGTTGCCCACCTCTTTGTACTTACGAATGAAATCCCGACATTCTTTAATAGAACCAGGCTGGATTTCTCCTACTGATTTACCTTCTAGGGTTTGAAATTTAGTTTTTTCTTTGGTAGGAATGTAAAGTGTTGGTTGGTACTCTACACGATCTTTGAATCGTTGGCCGTCATTAGAGATGCCACGAAATAAAATATTATTTCCTAAACAATGTACATTTGTATAAAAACTCATCTATTCTTTTTTATCAAAATCATGAAACTTAACATAATTAACATTTAATTTATCTAATTCATTATAACATATTAAAATGTGTTTGTCAATCCAATTCTTTTTTGCATTGAACTGGCCAACAAAAAATAGAAATTGTAGATATATTAACCAAATGTATTTCATTTTCTCTCTCCAATATTAAGAGAGTAGACCATTTTTATATTGTGTCTTCCCTCTGATTCTTAATGCGGTCAGTGTCTTTCCACGATTAGTTCCATCTTTTTTATAAGAACAATGTATCCATCCACTATTTGGATCTTTCCCATCATAGAACTCTAAAATAAGTTGATCAAAATCTAAATTTTTAGCAATCCATGCTGCAAGATTTGGATTAGAAATTCTGGATGATTCAAAATCAGCGGCCTCACCATTACAATGTTGACTTGTCTTAGACCCGCCAACTTTTGCGTTCAATGTAGGTGAACGATAACCGCTATTAATCCGAATTGGCCCGAACTCTTCTCTTACTGGTTGTAAAATAAAATTACAAAGATTGACCAAATTAATAACGTGTTCAGTAGTGGGGGCGTTTGATACCCCCAACCGATCAGCAGTAGAACTTTTGATCATTTCAAAATATGAAAAATTCTTCGTCATGTACATAATAATTACTCCCTGTTCAATATTTCTAAGTTTTGTGTATTTGGATCGAATTTCAAAGTGACTTTCATTTCTATCGGCATAAACTTTCCATCTTTCATCTGTACAGGAAGTTTGCCTTCTACTGCACCTTTAAGAGCATCTTTTGCATTATTAAATACATGAGATTTGTCGCCCTTTATAATTTTGTCTAACTCTTTTTTTGCATTGTCTGGAAGTATATCGTCTAACATCTTTTCAACGTGTTCTTCTGCTAGATCTTGCGCCTTATCAACTACTAATCCAGCAACCACATTGAAAAGCATTCCTGCAAGTGGTAACATAATTTTTCTCCTACGAATAATTAAAAATAAAAACCCCCCACTAAAGTATATATTAGTGAGGGGAAGAGGTGTATTACTTCTTTTTATGTTCAATCACATTTGGTACTGTGATTGGAACGATACGTGGTTTCTTTTCTTCTGGAACCACTTTTTCCAGATTGATATTCAGAAGACCGTTTTGGAACTCGGCTCCGTTGACAATCATGTCATCAGAAAGAGTCCAATTTTTAGAGAATGTCCTTCTGGCAATTCCCCTATGAACATACTGATTTTTGTCAGTATCTTTGTCTTCTTTAGAACTAACAGAAATGACTCCATCCGCTACTTTAACTTCAATGTCACGTTCAGAGAATCCTGCAAGAGCAATCTCTATAACGTAATTGTAGTCATCTACCTTACGAATATTGTAAGGTGGATATCCACTATCTTGTTGAGTTGTAGGGGAGTTCATCATGCGATTGAACATACGGTCAAATCCTACGGATAGACCCATAAAACGTTCAAGATCGCCTGCTGTGAGATTAGTGTGGTGTGCTAATGATGTAACCATAATTCCTCCTTATAAAAGCGAGGTTATTGAAAAATCCTCTATCCTTAGCACAGGACTAGAGGTTGTTATACGAGGCCATCACTATGATGCACCTCAATCACGCCATCCTTCACCATTACATAGGTGATGGAAGCGATGTCTTAAAACTGTAAAAATCAATTTTATTAGTGAATCTTCTGCATAACTTCCTGCATCTTTCACTATCAACTTATATTTAGGTCTTTTCATTTTTATTTATATATTAATGTCATCAATCGTAACCATCTTTAAATTTATATTTAACATTATGTATTCTATTCTCTGTTGGAGCGAGCAGTTGGCTTCGCACCAACCTCTTCAGAATGGAATTCCAAAGCGTTCTAATAACTACTCGCAATTATATCAATTGTAAAATTCATCAAGGGTTGA